CCTTCCGTACTCGCTCCCGTTCTTCATCACCGAACTCGGTCGCAACCTCGGCGGCTCGCTCGGCATCCGTGGCCTCCGTCCGTTCACTGGCGCGGCCAACACCTCGACGGTCATGGGCCTCGACCCGACCGTCGATCAGCGCTGGACCAACCTCATCGAGCCGTACGGTTACAACGGCGGCGCAGGCATCGGCACTGAGCCGAGTTCTGCTGGCGTTCAGCGAACCCTCGTCGACAACAACACGCTCAATCAGGGTGCTGGAGCAAGCACCACCCTGACGATCAACTCGCTGTTCACGGCGTTCGACTCGATGTTCATGCGACTGAAGTACGAGGCTCCTGCGACCCGCTCGCAGTACTTCGAGAACGACAACCTCTCGCGCCAGATGATCCTCACCTCGCGCGAGGGCGTCCAGTTCTACCGTCGCCTGCTCCGCCTGTCGAACGACACGCTGGTGAACTATCAGGACGCCGCGTACAACAACCCCGTGTACTCGGGCATCGACATCACCTACTGCTCCGACCTCGACACGGCGGCGATCTTCCCTGCCACCGCGTCTACGGCTGTCGCTGACAAGTTCGACGCTGGTGGAGCGGCGGACTACATCGACCAGACTGGCGCAAATGGAAACTTTGCGGCATTCGGAACCGAGTCTGGATCGACAACCATCGCGAAGGGTCCGCGCTACTTCTTCGTGAACGGCAACTACCTCACGCCGATCTTCCACTCGAAGCGGTACTTCAAGACCCACGAGGTCCTGCGTCACCCGAACCAGCCGTTCACCTACGTCATGCCCGTCGACTGCTGGCACAACCTGTTCTGCAACAGCCGCCAGCGCCACGGCATCGTCTGCCCGATTCCGACTTCCTTGACGTAATCCAGAAGGAGAACACTCACATGATCGCAGGACTCATCACTCCCTCTGGGAATCTCGCGGCCCTCACGCCGCAGCCCGTGCTCGTCAAGCCGATCGCTGGCGAGGCCGTCGCTCTCGGCGATACGGTTCGTTTCAACATCCATCAGGCGTCGAATGCCTTCACGTCGTCGGCGAACCTGACGAACTTCGACGAGCCGAACTGCCCGTTCAACGTGGTCGTTCTGTCGGCTGCGCCGACGAACGGTCAGGAGGCTGGCGTGTGGGGCATCGTGACCGAAGCGGCTGCGGCTGGAAACCGCTGCACCGTCTGCGTCGCTGGCGTCGTCGACGCAAAGGTCACGACTGGCGGATCCACTGCCGCTGGAGCGGCTCTTGCACCCGTCGCGTCGAACGTGCTCGGCCCTGCCGCTTCGGGCGCTGGTCCCGTTGTCGCGATCCTTCTTGAAGCCGCAGACACCGTCACTGCTGCTTCTCGCAAGGTTCTCCTCAGCGGGTTCCAGTTCGGCTCTTCCGCCGCCTGATCGCAACAACTGAACGGCTTGGCGGGGGAAACCCCGCCAAGCCAATTCCATGCTGACATTCGGCAACCTCAAGAGCCACATCGTGCTCGCGCTCGGCGGACAACCGTCGATCGTGAGCGGTATGACTCGCGATCAGCGGATTGCCGAGATCGTCAATCAGGCTGGGCAGTACATGTTCACCAAGCCGTGGCGGTACAGGGAGCGCACGTCGCGTCCCCTGAACACCGTCGCCCAGCAGTCGTGGGTGGACCTGCCCACCGACGTGGAGGACATCCTCGCTCTCATCTCCAAGGCGGGGCTGGGATGGCGGGTCGAACTCACGACGCCCGAGCAGATGGAGATCATCAGGAACATGGCTGAGCCTGCCCTGATGGACGGCGTGTACTACGCCGCTCTCTCGCGTCCGTGGGCTCAGTCGAACGGCACGACTGAACTAGGCCAAGGAACGGGCCTCCCCGCCATCCGACTTGAACTCTACCCGACGCCGCAGGCATCGGCCTCCGACGCCGTCACGGTGCGATACAGGGCCTCTTGGCAGGCTGTCTCGGACACGACTCAAGAGACTTTCATCATCCCCGTCCCTGCATATGCTGAATCTCTGCTGATTGCATATGCACGATCGTTCGCTATGGCGTACGAGGACGAGGGGTTGACCGCGCGACTGATGGAGATCGACAACGGGCCGATCTTCAGCGCTGCGGCAATCAAGGACGGAATCCAGCAGAGAGACTACGGGAGGTTGCTGCCGAATCGTGTCAGCCCCTTTCGTCGGGAATATGCAGTTCCGCCCTGTTCAGGGGCCACTCTAACCCCAGTCACCGCCGTCTCGAACATCAGATGGCGCGGGACATGGGATGCGAACGACACCTACGTTATCGGCGACGTCGTTCGGTACGACGACAAGACTTGGATCTGCGAGATCGGGAACAGCAACGACGAGCCCCCCTCGTCGTCATGGTCGATCATGGCCTCCGACGGTCCCGCTGGTCCAACTGGATCCGCTGGACCTGCTGGCACTGGCGTCCCGTCTGGAGGTTCGACTGGTCAGGCGCTCGTCAAGTCGAGCGCAAGCGACTACGACACCCAGTGGACGACGCTGTCCACCACTCCGAGCGGCGCTGCTGGAGGATCGCTCTCTGGAACCTACCCGAATCCGTCGATCGCCAATCAGGCGGTGACGTACGCCAAGATTCAGGACGTCGAGGTCTCCTCTCTTCTCGGACGCGCCAACACCGCAGGGAACGGCGTCACGCAGGAGATCAAACTCTCCGCCTCGTTCGTCTGGGGGACGGTCGGAGGCAAGCCGCAACTCGGCATCGCCACCGTGTCGGATCCGAACAAGGCCGACGCAAGCCTAAGCCTGTCGGCTGGCACTGGACTTACTGGCGGAGGCGACCTGTCGACGAACAGGTCGTTCGCCGTCGACTTCGCCACGAGCGGGACCAGCAGTTCGACCAAGGCCGTCCGTGCGGATGACTCGCGCCTGAGCGATGCCCGCACCCCGACCGCCCACGTTCACACCTTCGCAGACATCTCCAGTGTCGCGATCACGTCGGTCGCCGACAAAGAGTTGCTTCAATACTCATCGTCATCGAACAAGTGGATCAACGTGCCGCAGACCGATCTGGTCGACGGCGGGAACTTCTGAGGTAGATCATGGCAAACACAGTCCGTATCAAGCGGCGCGCATCTGGAGCAACTGGAGCGCCATCGTCTCTGGCAAACGCCGAGTTGGCGTTCAACGAAGTTGACAACGTCCTCTACTACGGCAAGGGCACGGGTGGCGCAGGAGGATCGGCGACCACCATCGAGGCCATCGGCGGCAACGGCGCGTTCGTAGGGCTTACTGGAACCCAGACGATCACGGGCAACAAGACGTTCAGCGGCACGGTTGCGCTCGGATCGTCGGCCACGGCTACTACGCCGACGACTGGCGACAACACCACGAAGGTTGCGACAACGGCGTTCGTGCAGGCATCTTTGAGCGGTGCTGGTCTCGGAACCGTCACGAGCGTTGCGCTGACCGCGCCGTCGTTTATTTCGGTGAGCGGATCCCCGATCACGACTGCGGGAACCATCGCCCTCTCGCTTGCATCGCAGACGGCCAATCAGGTGTTCGCGGCTCCGAACGGAAGCAACGGAACGCCGACCTTCCGTTCTCTCGTCGCTGCGGACATTCCTGCGCTGTCGTACCTGCCTACGTCGGGCGGAACGGTCAGCGGAAGCCTTACCGTCACTGGCGACCTGACGATCAACGGCACGACGACGAACATCAACTCGACGAACCTCGTCGTCGAGGACAAGAACATCATCCTCGGCGACGTCGCCACCCCGAGCGACACGACGGCTGACGGCGGCGGCATCACGCTCAAGGGCGCGACCGACAAGACGTTCAACTGGGTTGATTCAACCGATGCGTGGACGAGCAGCGAGCATCTCAACCTCGCGGCAGGAAAGTCCTACTACATCGGCGGGACGCTTGTCCTTTCGAGCACGAACCTAGACAATGTGACCGTCGACGGCGGCACATTCTGAGATAGACGATGGCAAACACGATCAAGCACAAGCGTTCTGGCACTGCTGGCGCCACGCCATCGTCGGGAAGCCTCGTCGCTGGTGAACTTGCCATCAACACCGCCGATGGAAAGTTGTTCACGAAACGGGACAACGGAACGGTCGTAGAGATCGGCGCGGGCGGCGGAGGTGGAGCGGTCAGCGATGGCGACAAAGGAGACATAACAGTCTCCTCTTCTGGCGCAACTTGGACCATCGACAACTCGGTCGTGACGTACGCCAAGATACAGAACGTGAGCGCGACCGACCGCATACTCGGTCGATCAAGTGCTGGCGCGGGCGTTGTGCAGGAAATCACCTGCACTTCTGCTGGTCGCGCTCTGATCGACGATGCAGACGCGTCCGCGCAGAGGACGACGCTAGGGCTCGGGACCATATCGACGCAGGCATCCAGCAATGTCTCAATAACTGGCGGGACGATTTCATCGGTCAAGTTGACCGACTACACGGAACCAAAGACCGCTCCGACGATCTCCAGCGGAACGCTTACGCTCAATCTCAACGACGCGCAGTTATTCGACGTGTCCTTGAATGCGAACGTTACGACGCTGACGATCTCCAACGTGGATGCGACGAGCAACACGGTCAACGCCTTCACGCTGATCTTCACGATGGACGGAACGGCAAGGAC